ATTTAACCAACATTAAACAAGTAGCAGTATACCATAACAATGAAATATCACCATATAACTTCACTGAAAAGGTTTATGAAATATTGCAGCACTGGGGTAACCCATTAGTTTGTGTTGAAAGAAATAATAGCGGTGGTCAGGTAGTTGATATACTTAAAAATACTCACGATTATGAAAATATTGTATCATGGGGTGGTTCATTGGCTAATAGAAAGAAACAACAATTAGGCATAATTTCACATACTAATACGAAATACAAGGCAGTTACAAATATGCGATATTGGGTTAATGAATTAGAGTCAGTACAAATAAATGATAGCAGAACTGTTAAAGAATTAAAAAACTATGTAAAAGCTGCGAATGGTACATGGAATGCAAAGAAGGGGTATCACGATGATTTAGTCACCTCACTCATGTGGAACCTGATTATACTAGATAATGATATTGTTGAAACATATTTTGATGTAGTTAAAAAAGATACAAATAATAGACCTTTAGAACTGCAACAAATGGATTTTGGTATTAAATATTTTATGGACCCAACTTCTTTATATAGCAATGAAAAAGGCGGGACTAACAGCACACTACCAGTTATTATAGGCAACGCTTCTAATACTAATAGTGAAATAGATCAATTACAAATGCAAGGCTTTAAGGTATGGGGACAATAAATCAATCACAGTTTAATAAAAGTAGATTAGATAAGTTTTTACTTGTTTTAAGTCTACCACCTATACTTAAAGACATTAGTAATGATTATTTAGGTAGTAGAAAAAATACTGGTATAATAGAAAATAGTTTACAGTTTTCAGTATACGGTACAGTTGTACCACAAATAAAAGTACCTGAAGAAAGCTTATATTATGCAGGTCAATCAATGAAAGTGTCGAAACATACAAGACCAGTCTATGAAAATGTAACTGTTAATTTTACTATTGATAATGAATATAATAATTATTGGGTATTATATAAATGGCTCGATTTAATGAACGATGAAAAGATTTCTACGTTTAATGGTAAAGGTATATTTAATAAACCTAATGTTTCCCCTAAAGAAAGAAGAAATCCAAACACTCTTACACCTACCGATTTATATCAAACCGATATTACACTATATGCTAAAGATGAATTTGATAAAAACAAAGTTAAATTCATGTTTACAAAAGCTTTCCCTGTTAATTTAGGGGGTATTAATTTTAATTATCGAGAATCAGGAGAAATAGAAACAACATTAGAATTTGCATTTTCTCAGTTATTAGTTGAATTGGTATAATCTTCATACGGGATGCTATAAATAATAGTATATGGCACGTACAATTCAATCTCCCGGTGTAGAAATTAGAGAAATCGATCAATCTATAAGACCTGTAGTTCCTGCAGGTACAAACGTTTTAATTACAGGTTTTGCAGATAAAGGACCAACTGATGAAGTTATTCAAGTAACTTCACGTAGTGAATTTGCTGATATTTACGGTGAACCAACTGCTCCTGCAGAATTATACTTAACAAGTACAGCTAATGCATTGTTTAATAGTCCAGCAAATGTATTTGTTTATAGAATGCCTTACGGTGTTGATAGAGGTATTGGATTCGGTAATAATTATAGTGTTTTAGCATACCCTGGTTCAGCAGTTTCCATCGATAACGACTTAAACAGAGTTACCACCCTACCCGGTTTTACAAATACCGGAGCAGTAAGTAGTACTCGTTCAGTACTTCTCGGTGAACCGAAACACTTTACCATTGATCAAGATACATATTTTAGAATACAGCAAAACGATGGATTTACTTGGAAGGATGAATCATCAACAAATTTTAGTTCATTAGAAGATCTCGGTAAAGCTGCAATGCTTGTTATCAATAAAGCTCAAACAACGATTGACCAAAATTTCCAAGGGTTTTACTTAGGAGCAATTGATAATACAAATTTAAATCCTGCAACACCTTTCGATGGTATTAGAAGTATCCAAACATTAGCTGATACTGTTAGCAGTAATCGTTCAGTACTTGGAGTTGAATCGTTTATTAATTTACCCTCAACCAGGCTCGAGAATGTCCTTTCAGCTCCGTCTGATAATAGTGAGGATACGTTTGGTGTTACACCGAATAGTATATCTGAGCAAATGGAAAATCTAACTGATTTCGATATTGCTGGAAATCAATTCGACGATACTTTATCAATTGGACTATTCAAATTAGGATCAACACCAACAACTAATAATACAATTAGATTATCTTTAAATCTAGAAGAAACAGTTGTCGGTTCACTAGATTATCATAGACAGATTAATGACCCATTAGGTGGTGTACCGGTACCATTTAGAGTTGAAACAGAAAATCAGCTACCAACAATGGATATAATGGTTAATGATTTCTTAAGTAACAGAACTAAAGCAACATATTTAGATCCAGATGGTAAACCTCGCACAAAAATAAGATTTAACACTAAAAGAGTTAATAGTAGTTCAATATCAGCTTTATCAGCTGAATTCGGTGCAACTAATGCATCAACTGCAACGTCGTTAGCAACGTCATTTCCTTTTAATGCTTTAGGTGATGCAGATAGCTTATTTGCTTTAGGTTCATATGCAACTACTGATTTAAGTACAAAAATTATAGGTAATGTACCTCAAAAATTAGATCGTTTATTAGATACTGTAGAAAATGCAGAAAGATTTGATATAGATATAACAATTGATGGTGGTTTATCAACAATTTATTCAACCACGATGGTTACAAGCGGTATTAACGGTTCATATGATGATACGGTAGCAGTTTCAGCTATCGATGGTTTTAGAACAACAAGAACGGATAACACGACACGCAGTACATCGTCGATGACTTACAGAGCTTTATGGAATGATATTATAACTAGATTTGTAACGTTTGCTGAATTTAGAAGAAAAGATCATATTTTCATTGCTGATCTACCCAGACCAATATTTGTAGCAGGGGATAGTTTCTTAACACTGCAAGATAGTAATAAGAATTTCTCTAAAGACGTACTTAACCCGATCAAAGCTTTTGCAAGTCAAGTTAATTCAAGTTATGCAGCGACGTATGGTCAGTGGATACAAAGCACAGATTCGGTATATGGAGGCTTATCATATTGCCCGTCATCAGGTTATCTAGGAGCGATAATGGCTAATTCAGATTCAGCTTTTGATCCATGGTTTGCACCAGCAGGATTTACTAGAGGTAGATTGACAGGAGCAGCTGGACTAGCATTATTTCCAACGCAGAAACAAAGAGACCAACTATATAAGATATCTGTTAATCCAGTTCCTTCGTTCCCAGTTGAAGGGCCAGTTGTATTCGGTCAGAAAACACTTCAAAAATTACCGAGTGCGTTTGATAGAATTAATGTAAGGCGTTTATTCATATACTTGGAAAAAGCTACTAAAAATACAGTTCGTAATTTTGTATTTGAACCAAATACTTTATTAACTAGAACTCGAGTAGTCAATACGTTGACACCTATTTTTGAGAATGTTAAAAATACTGAAGGAGTATACGATTATCTGATTATTTGTGATGAAAGAAACAATACACCTGATATTATTGATTCCAATGAATTAAGAGTTGATATATACTTAAAGCCAACGAGAGCAGCAGAGTTTATATTAGTTAACTTCTACGCAACAAAAACAGGTACAGATTTTAACGAATTAGTTTAATAACAAAGTCATTTAATTAAATAATTACATGGCAGATACAAAAGTATCAGATTTAGCACCTTTAACCTTTCCTAGCAATAATGATATACTATATATTGTTAAGGGTGATGCAGGTACGTCTAATAGAATAACGTTTAATGATCTACTAAGTGGTACAAATGGTATTATTACAAATTTAAATAATAACGTAAATCTTTTTACAGCAGAAGTACGATCTTTATCTGGGTTTTATATAACTTTAAATTTAACTAACTTTGTAACTGATTTTGCAGTACTATCAAGTCAGGTTAAAGTCCTTTCAGCAGAGACTGAAGATTTATGGCAAACTACTGAGTATGCTGAGACAGCTTATACTAAAATAACCGTTCTTACCGGAGGGTTAACTCGGAGTGTAACCACAGCAGGTGGAACTTTAAACTTTATAAATGGAGTACTACAATCAGTAACATAAAATGCCTAATAGAAAATTAACAGATTTACCAACGTTGAATATTGCTCAATTTACTAGCAATGATTTACTATATATAGTAGATGCTGGTGCATCTGATGCCGATGCTTCAAAAAAGATTACCTATGCTAACTTAGTAGGTAATGATATAATAAGAATAGATAGTGGAGTTGCTTCATTTTCAGCAGAGAATGTTGGTGATATTACTTTTCTTTCAGGTGGTATCGACACGAATAAGGCAAGTATAGATGGTCTTACCACTGCTGGTGCCGCTGCAACCACATCAATTAATGCAATAAGCACTGTTATTGATACTAATTTTGCTTTCTTTCAAGTTCTTTCAGCGGATGTAGATGATATAAATCTTGCAGGTGTAACTTCAGATGTTGCAACATTATGCACATATACTGATTTTTTTAAAGCCGAAATCGGTGATGGTTTATATGATGTTAAATACGCGGCTTTAACCGCTTACACTTATGTTACTCGTGTATCTGCTCTTGATCTTACATTATCTGGTAATAAAATAGGATCAGCTAATTTAGCTACAACTGCAAATACTTTAGCTACTGCAGTTAATGAATTGCATACAGAAGTAAATAATAATACAACCAATGTTGGCCTTGCTATTCCTTTAGCAACTTTAAAATCTACAGTAGCAGGAAGTGCAGACTTTGGCGCCTTTAAAACAGCGATCGCTGCCCTTTAATTTAATCTTAACTTATTATTAACGGGTTAAATTTGGTATAAATGAATAAATATTAATAACCATGGCACAGACTAGACAAACAATACAAAATTTTTATACCCAAGCCCAAGCTAAGGACTTTGCAAGAAATAATCTATTCAGAGTTTTAAACATTAATTTTGGTAACGGTACTGAGATAAACTTCGACGAAGATGATTTAATTTATGCTAAGACAGCTAAATTACCCGGTAAAGAAGTAACATCACAAGCAGTTCCATATATGGGTTTAAACTTTAATGTACCCGGTGTTACAAAATATACAGGAAGTGAAGGGTATACTATTACTTTTAGATGTGATGAAAGTTACGATCTTAGAAATAGATTTTTACAAGTTTTAAATGATACTTTTAATGATGCAGATAGTACAGGTAATTACTTTATGCCAACTGCTGATAGTGTTATTGATTTAGCTTTGCTTGATAAAGAATTAGATAGAATATCTCAATTCCAACTAGTTGGTGTTGCACTTAAAAGTGTAGGTGAATTACAGTATGACGTTACGCAAGATGGTACGGTTCTAGATTTTGACGTTACATTAACTTATCATTATTTTAGACAAACAGCTTAATAACTCTTTATTTGAAATTAAAAGCTCTCTTCGTGAGAGCTTTTTTTTGTATAAATATATATAAATGCCTACTAAAATACTAAATTCAGTTAATAATGTTATCAGGGGGGTATCAAACCCTGTTAATGATATAGTTGGTGGTACATTAGCGCAACCTGGTTTATCGTTATTTGGTACAAATCTACCCGGTACACCGTTAATAAGCTTTAGGGACTCTTTTTTAAACAGTTTAAGTCAATGGAGTACTTCTATACCGTTGAACACTCAATTTATAGTTTTAATTGATAACTTTCCAGCAGGTTTAACAACCCAAGTACTACGTAATTTAGAACCGGTAGTTAATTCAACAGGATTTGATATTAATTTACCTAAAGTAACTACTACTAATTTTAAAAACCAAGGTATGGTAGGTTGTATATTTGCTAATCAGTTTAGTATACCAGATGATTCAGTAATAGCAGATAAGGCCACAATACCTAATAATAGAGGTTTTATAGCTGGTTCTGTATTAAAAAATAGAGGTAATTTTGGTAATTTTAATTTAAGTTTACGGGAAACTAATACATCATTTGTAGACTTTGTTATAAGACCATGGGTTATTATGGCATCTCACTACGGTTTAGTAGCAAGAAACCCTGAAGATGAGGCTGAACGTTTAAAAGACCCAAAAACGAATTTAACCATTGTCCAGTATACACGTAGTAAAGAAGGTTTATCTCAAATACCTAGAAAAACATGGAGATTTTATAATTGCGTTCCAACATCTATTTCTAATAGAGATTATTCTAATAGTGAAGATGAAGGTGTAAAGAATTTTAACACAACTTGGACATTTGACAAATATGAAATAAGTAGTAATCTATATCTCAGCGTTAATGAGATGTTAAAAAATATAAATCCCTTTTATTAATGAACTCATATTACTTTGATGATTACAAAATAACCGAACTAAGTTATTTTGAATATAAAAATTTGGTTAAATCATTTTTAACTGATGATCTACAAGTTTTAAATAAAATATTTGAGAAATTATACAAGGATAATGTTTTTACTGAAAAAAAACCTACAGCTTTTGATAAATTAAAATGTTTGTTACATATCAGATCATTAATTTTAGGAGAAGATGTAGATCTAATTTATAATGATAAAAACTATAAACTAAATACCCAACATATAATAGAAAATACCCATATAGAAGAAAGGGATTTAACATCAGAAAATTTAGCTTTCAAAAATTTTGATACTTTTTTTATATCAGATTTAACTAATGAGTTATATAAAAATTTAAAAAGCATTAATTTAAATGGTAAAAAAATAGACTTTAGTAATTTTACCTTGAATCAAAAGGAAGAAATATTGGATAATATTCCCGATTTAAATTTTTCCCAAATTGTTACGGATTGCGGTAATTATTTAACAAAAAGTACTATTCAAGTATTAGATACAAAGCTATCAGTTTATAATGGAGATGTTTTATATTTTTTAAAAAATATTTTTAACACTTCATTAGAAAACCTTTATGATTTTGAATATATTTTAATAAAGCAGTTAAATTTAAATACAGCTGATTTTAAAAATTACAGTTTTACAGAGTTGAAGATATTTTATAATAAAATAGTAAAGGAATTTAATGCTCAAAAAGAATCTTCATCCTCGACTGGTATAAATTTAAACCAGCAGTAAATATATATACATATGTCTGATAATTTTAAAACCGTTTTAAATGAAATTAAAAATTTAAGGAAAAATTTAAATTTCTTCTCTCCTTCGAATAACAAAGAGTTACAAATTTCTCCGTTATCTTTGAAACAACAAAAATCTATTATTGAAAATGGTTTTTCGTCTAGTTTATCTGTTCTATTCTTTAACGTAACTTTTTTTAATATAATTAAAGAGAATTTTATAGGTGATATTAAAGATCTAAATACATTAGATAGAGTCAATATATCACTTTCTCTTAGACAGAAGATTTCAAATGAATATAAGGATGAGGATAGTAATACATACAATATTTCAGAGGTTATCGAAAAAAATAAAGAAGAAATAGTAATAGAAGCAAAAGAAGTAGTTACTGAAAATTTCACTTTTAAACTTAAAAGTCCTAATTTAGAAATTGATAATAAAATTAATAAAATTTTACTTAAAAAATATAAAAATAAAAAACTTGATGATGGGGTTATTAACCTTTTAATAAGTGATTTATATGTATATGAAATGCTCAAATTTATCGAAGAAATTAATTTCGGTGAAACAACTATTAATATACAGGATGATTTAGATAATTCATTGAAATTCATTAATGAAATTAATACATATGAATTAAAGGATATACTAAAGTATATCAATGAAGTTAGGGATTTAGAATTAAATTTAAGTAAAATACCGAAGACTGATACAAATATTAATATAACTGCAGACTTCTTTATAGTACAATAGTTACCCTAAATAATATTGATGGCAGAAGCTACAATAGGGGAAGCACTCGGAATAATTTCAAAGGTCTCAGTCGATACTGATAACAGGTTAAAAACCTTAGAATCAGCTATCGGTAAGACTATAGGTGCAAGTAAAGGTGGTGGTAAACTATTCCAAACTGAACCTAAGAAAAAGGAAAAGTTAGTTAAAGAAGTTACACCTGTTATAGTTACTGATTTTGGTAGAAATGCTGAAAAAGATTTAGCCGTACTAGGCCCTGGTGAAGCAGGTGAAGAAAAAGGAGGAATAATTTCAGGTGGTTTTAACTTTATAAAGAAACTACTTGGACCTGCGATGTTAATACTCGGTGGTCTTGGTGCTTTAGTCGGTGGTATTTTTGCTGATGGTGGTTCTGGTATACAAGACACTCTCCAAGCTATAGGTAAAGGTGGTTTAGTCGCAGGTTTAAAATTAGCAGCCAAAGGTTTAGGTACTTTAATGAAACCTTTACTTAAAAAAATACCACTTATAGGATCATTAATAAGTTTCGGCTTTGCATATTCTGCATTTCAAAATAATGATTATGTCGGTGGTATGTTTGATTTGGTTAGTGGTTTGACTGGTTTACTATATTTTGTACCTGGTGCACAACCGTTCGTGTTACCGTTACAAATAGGTATAGATGTTTTAAGTGCCATGTTAAGTGCTAACACTGAACAACAAGAAGGCGAAACTCTCGGAGAGGCTAAATCAAGAACTTTAAAAGATTTTATGGGTAAAATATTCGAAAAAATGAAGGGTGTATTTCCTTTAAGAAATTTTATAGCATTAGGTACTGGTGTTGAAGAAATATTCTCAGGTAATATTTCATCAGGTATTAGTAAAATGGTTACAGCTTTTCCAATCTTTGATGTACTGAACTTATTTAATAATTTATTTCTTGGTGGTGAAGGGTCGGTTGATGATATGTCATCTGGTATAGGTTCAAAAATTAGTAGTTTAGCAGGAAAAGGTAAGGATTTTATAAGTACTTTGATTGCACCTATTAAAGATAAATTTCCTATGAAAAATTTTATAGGTATTTACGAAGGTATAGTTAAAGTGTTTGGTGGTGACTTTAAAGGAGGTTTAAGTCAAATTGGTAGAAATGGTATGCCAGTATTAGCAGCTATCGGAGACTTCTTTTTCGGTCAATATGATGAAGAAGCTGGAGGAAGAACAGAAGCTGGTTATAAAGATGCATTCGGTAAAATGAAAGATTTCTTCGGGCCGATAAAGGATAAATTATTAAAGAAAATGTTAAGTTTCTTACCTGATCAGCTTTTTGGGTTTAGTGTAAGAAGTAGAGTAGCTGAGGCATTAGGGATAAATTTAGGACCGGTCGAAGACGATATGGAAGCGATAAACGCAGCTCGAGATGCAAACACTAAGGAAATTTACGGTGAATACGCAGGTATGTCAGCAGCAGAAGAGATTGCCGCACGAGGGTTACCCCGCATTGCACCTGACCGCCCGGGTGCGATCACCAAAAATATAGAGGACGGTATTATTACGAAACAAGGGGAAGTTGTAATACCGGATTCTCAAGATACTTTATACGCAATGAAAGATGGTGGTCCTTTAGGAAAAGCGTTAAATAAGACACCTAAAATGTTAAGTAAGTTGATAGATGTAGAATATGATGCCTTAAAATTAATGCATGAACAAAATATATTACTAAGACAAATATTAGAAAAAACAGGTTCAGTTTCATCCTCACCAGCCCCTCAATCAAATGAATTAAAGAATTTTAACCAAAGTGGAGATGCTTTTAGATCTTTACAAATGGGGTATTAAATTTTACCATAGTTTTCCACTAACATTAAATATTTATAATGCCTGATCTATACAGTTTTACATTTGACGACGAAAAAATACTTCCTATTTTAACAAGAGGTACTGCAAATACTGTTGATCCTTTCAGTTATACAGGGGATGGTAGAATATATGGTAAAATTAATAATAGCTCTACAGATCCAATAGATGTGATAAGTGATTTTCCTTGGACAAAAAGTCCAAAATCGTCTAGACAAGATATACCAGCAGCATATATAAAAGAAAAAAGATTATTAACTAACTCAACTTTAGCTAATTTCTTTTATGGTATTTTAGCCGGGGCAGATGTAATAGAAACAGGAGCTGATAGAGTTAAATCTGGTAATGTTCAAGTAGGTTCAGAACAACTAAATGTTTTTGACAAGTTAGAATCTACAGGGGTTTCATTTCCTGGGGTAAAAGATGCATTAATTAAGGGAGCTGAAAAGGCAGGTTCAGCGGTTAACGGACTTAAAGATAAGGCTGCGAGGTTTTTAACTAATGCTAATCAAGTAGATAATATACTTAAACCATATAATGGGTTATATTATACTGAAGATACCGGGTTTAAATATTATCTACCTTACTTAAGTGATAATTATCTCGGGGCAAACAATACATTCTCTGAAGATTCTCAAAAGTTAGCAGGGTTAGATACTATATCCGAAACCTTACAAACAGGTTTCGATGCAGTGCGTGGGTTAGCTTTCATGGATAAACCTGGTGTATATGTTGAACAAAGTAAACAATATCAGTTTGGTCAAGATGGTAGAACTTTTGATATAACATTTCCTTTACTTAATACAGGTTCTTATGATGATATTAAAAGAAATTGGCAACTTATATTTGGTCTAATATATCAAAATAAGCCAGGAAGAGTTAATAGAAATTTATTAGAACTACCAGTTATTTACGAATTTTATATCGAAGGTATGGCCTATATGCCATATAGCTATATATCTAAGATACAGGTAGATTTTATTGGTAACAGAAGAACAATGGCAATTGATATACCTAGTTTTGGAGATGTAGGTAATAATGAATCTTTAGGAGACAGAACAAAAATTAATTCGATTATACCAGATGCATATAATGTTAAACTTTCATTTGTAGGTTTAAATAAGGAAACTAAAAATTTCTTAATACGTAGTTTAGGTGATCCAATCATAAAAGTTAGAGAGAAAGGAGAAGTTTAATGTTAGGTAAATATCAAAATAATATAAATGAACTAAGTAATTTAGATTTAACTCGTTATGAAAATATATTTAAATTGTATAATACAGGTGAAAAAAACTTTTTTTATTATAATATAACTAAAAAAATATCTATACCTGATGATATTGACGAAAGATTATTTTATCACGTTATATTACCTAAAGGTACACCGTTAACGACATTATCCTATAATGCGTATGGTACAATTGATTTGTGGTGGGTAATTTTAGTTTTAAATAATATAACTAATCCAATTAAAGATTTACCCGATGGTAAAAAGGTACGACTTTTAAAACCTCAATATATCGAACAAATTCTCGATTCAATTGAAAAACAATTATAATGAGAAAAGATTATATTAAAAACAATTTAACCGGGGCTGAAGCGAAAGCTAATTCGTTTAAAATTGATAGTCAATTTTATCATATAAAAGCTATCCTTTTAAATCCTGATGGTGAAAGGTTAGATCTATCAAAAGGTTCTCTTTATAATATATCAATAACTGATGATCTATTTGACCCATTTTTAAAAGCTGAAATAATGCTTTATAATGATAACCATAGTATTGAAAGAACCGTACCAACACCATTAAATTCTCAAAATGGGTTTACATTCAGAGGTGATGGTAGGGATGTACTATTTTTAGAAATAATACCGCTAAAAAGTACTAAAAAAGATTATAAATTAGAAGAAGAAAAAGAATATAATACAGTGTTTTCATTACGTAACTTATTTACCGTCGTTGAAGATACTGATACTATTATAGAAGGAGCTTTATATAAGAAATTAAAATTATATGACCTAGACCAGAGAAAATTATTAGAAAAAAATATATATTTTAATTCAATTAACACTTTGAAGGTTTCTGAAACTAATACTTTATCTGGGGTACCTATTTTTAATTTAGATAACGATGAACGTGGTAATTATACTGGTATAATGCTAAGGGAAATACTTAAATTTACTTTAAACCAAAACGATCAAGATATATTTTATATTGATGGTTCTACCAGCGGATCAAAAAATGTAAATTATATAGATTTTGAAAATGGTTTATCAAAAATAAATTATTGTAGCAATACATATAAAAAAGCAATGGACGATTTAAACTATTTGTATGATGCACATATTAGTAATTTAGATTCAAAAGATTTTAGTATTTTAAAAAAAGATTATTTCACCGGTAAATATACTTTAATAAATGCAAAAAGTTTTTTCGATAGAGCAAACGATGGGGAGAATAGTGGTACTTATACAATAGAAAAAATTAATATTTCAGGTTCTGGTAATTTAAAAATTAGTGACCAGGGTGGTAGATCTCCAAAGAATGCACCTAGCTTTAATGAAAAAAGTCAAGCTTTAGATGTTAAATTTTACAACACTAGTTTTGATATATTAAATGAAAGGGTTAATACTAAAATTATACATGAATATAATCATAAGGATAAAACCTTTAATATTATGCAAAAAGATAGTAACGTAATAAACTCTAAAGATAAATTTAATGATTATTACGTTCAAAATATGCTCGGTAAAACCAAGCCATTTCCATCTCAAATTAACACTAATCTTAAAAAATTAAATTTTAACTATGAAAACGTCTATAACTTATATGGTGGTAACGAAAACGTACGTATAAGTAAAGGTTTAAATAAACTTCTTAAAAATACTATAATGTCTAATTTAGGGGTTGAAATAACATTAAAGGGTCAAATGTTTAGAAAAGCTGGTAAGTTTATTTCTTTAGACAGGTCAAGTATGGATCCAAAAAATAAATTTGATGATAGATTTATTGGTACATACTTTATAATTAATGTTGACCACAATTTTATAAAAGATGATTTATATATTAATAGGATATTCGCAGTAAAAACTTATTACTTTGATAATTTAGAATTTAATGAGGATTTAGACTAATGGCATTTAACAAAAAAAATATTTTACCAGACCTTTCAGATACCGTTGTTAATGGTAGTATAAGCTTCTATGAAAGTAGTGAAGAATTATTAAACATTTTTAAAGATGTTTCTTTAGATGTGGTTAATTATTTTATTGAATTAGATGAAACTAAAAGTTCAGATAATGTATTGAAGAATTTAACTCAAAAATACATTAACTTAAATAATGCGAATATGATAATAAATGGTGCCGAATTACCAAATAATTATAAGTTATATTTAAATGAAAAATTTCAAAATTTACTATACATATTCAAAGTTGTTATATTAAAAAATGTTAGCAATATAGACCAAAGTGTTTTTTCTAACTATTCTGATGATATCGGTATGACTTTGGAGATTAATCATAATTTAGGACTAACCAATACCCCAATATTTGATACATTTTATAATTTAGAAGCATCCGGTGCACCAGTTACTTTACCTCCTATAATGTTCAATAAAGTTAGTAAAAACGTGCTAAAAAACTTTAAAAAAATGTCTCTTAAAACTGATGCGTTATTAAAAAGAAATATGAGAAATATCGCTGGTTATAGTGTTGAAAATATTTCAAAAACCCCACATGGTGTAAATTTAGTTTACGATAATTTTGAATCTTTAAATAGGGGTAATATAGTAAACTTAAAAACAAGTAAAATATTTGAAGTATTTGGTGAAAATTTAGGAGACCTTATTACGTTTTATAAAAATTTAAATATAAGAGAACAACCAGATAATAAATCATACCTAGTTAGCTATCAAAATAATATTGAAGGAGTACAAAACGTTTTAGATATATTCAACAATAATATATACACGACTACGACTATTAATAAACCCTTTTCAGGAGGTTAATCTTTACTAACGTCGACATCAATTATTTTAGCATCATCAATTAATTGTTTAAGTAGTTCTTCTCTATTAATAGTTAAACCAGCCTTTTCGTTATTGATATCTTGTAATTCCCTTTTACTTTGTATATCCATTTCTTTAACTTGTATTTTAGCTTCATTAGCCTTATTTTGTAAAAGAATTTTATTTAAACTCTCAATAGCTGATGCAGATGCTCCTATTAATTTACTTAAAGCATCTACATCTCTAGAATCTGGAGCTGAAGTAATAAATTGCTTAACATCTTCAACGTAATCAACACTACCTTTAATTAACTTACCAGAATATTGCAGTAAAAAATCTTCTAATTTTTCTTTATCTAGGTTAAAATCCTGGTTTTCTAATTCTTTTTGTGCAACGTTTACCCCTTTTAATTGAGAAAGTAAATCATCAACAACAATATCTACATCATTATCCATTGTAAGAATATTTATTCAACTAGTTGAATAATTAAACTAATATATTATAATAGGTATATATGGAAGAAAAAGTTATAATTAAATTTGTTAAGACGCATCCAGATGCTAAACTACCTACTAAAGCTCATAATGGGGATAATTGCTTTGATTTGTATGCTGTTCAAGGTACTACTATTAGACCAAGTAAATCAGATGCAGTAGGTAATGTTAAAATATCCAGCGGTGTTGTACCTGTAGGTATTACAGTAGCATATATAACTCCAGGTTACGGTTTCGTAATCAAACCAAAGTCAGGTCTTGGGTTTAAACATAATTTACAACCGCATTTAGGTGAAGTGGATAATGGTTATCGAGGGGATTGCGCAGTTAAGATGTATAATTTTAATGATGAAAAGTATGTATTCGAAAAAGGTGATAAAGTAGCTCAGATCAAAATTGAAAAAATTTATGATACAACTATTGAGTGGTCTGATAGTGTTGAAGAAGCTCAACGTGGAGATGCAGGTTTCGGTTCCTCTGGTAAGTAATGGGTAAAGGAGATAAATGGCGAAAAGGTCATAGTTTGAAGAAGTTCGGAGATTCTTACGATGGTATTGACTGGGGTGGTGATAAAAAAAGGAACTCTGATATAATTAATTATGGGAAAAGTAACAAGACAAAAGATAACCGAAAGAAGAGTCGGTAATGCGAAGGTGAGAAAGACGGTAACAGTAACTGTTACAAAGCCATCAAAAAAGAAAAAATAATGTTTAATAAATTATACGTAGAAAAGTATAGACCTAAAACGTTATCAGATTTGGTATTATCTGATAGTAATAGAAAGTATTTTGAATCTATTACTGAAGAGATACCAAATCTGCTTTTTGTTGGTACACCTGGTTTAGGTAAAACTACATTAGCTAGAATATTAGTAAATGATATTTTACAGTGTCAATACCTTTATATTAATGCTTCTGATGAAAATGGTATTGATACGATACGCTCTAAGGTAGTTGGCTTTAGTCAGACTAAGTCTCTTGATGGGAAACATAAAGTAGTCATCTTAGATGAGGCTGATGGTATTACCCTCGACGGGCAACGCGCACTACGTAATACAATGGAAGAATATAGTGGTATGACTCGGTTTATACTTACAGCAAATTATAAGCATAAAATTATACCTGCTATTCAAAGTAGAACACAATTCTTCGACTTAATGCCTCCGTTTGATGATGTAGTTAAAAGAGTTGTTGAAATAGTGAAGCAGGAAGGTATTAAGATTGAAACTGATCAGAAACCTAATTTTGTGAATGTAATTAAACAAAGTTACCCTGATATTCGTAAAGTATTAAATAGTATTCAAAAAGCTACTATTAGTAATATCTTTACAATTGACCATAGTGTAGATAGTAAAGATATAGTTATTGTTATACATAAGCACATTATATCTAAAGATTCTTTAAAGCTAAGAAAGTATCTAATTGAAAATGAAAATGAGTTTCAGGGTGATTACCATAACTTAATGAAGCAGTACTTAAATTATGTATACGCTTCTAGTTTAGATGATAATAAAAAACGTCAATATATAGTTACTATTTCAGATCATATGTATAAAGACGTATTTGTATTAGATAAAGAGATTAATGCGTTTGCATGCTGGGTCAATCTCGAGAAGATTTAATTAAATAATTAAATGAAACATGATTTAAACCTAATAGCTGAACAATATGATGTAGTTTGTGAAGAAAGAAGAAAACGCAATGCAGTTGACAATCTTCAAACAGCTCTTGATGTACTTGGTCTAGACCCTATATTAGGTGTCGGCCCTGCCGCAGATACAGTAAACGTCGTAATATCTGCACTCAGATCCGGATTAGCTTTAGCAAAAAAAGAGAATGATATAGCTAAAGAACATATAGTTAACGCTGGTATATCCGCTATATCTTTAATACCATTTGCAGATGTAATTAAAATATTAAAATTCCGTAAATTAGGTAAACTCGCAAGGCCAGCAACTAAGTTAGCTGTTGTAGGAGGTAGAGCTGCTAAAGTATACGGTGCGAAAAAGAAACTAGAGAGAATTGCTAATTCTAAATCTGAAAAATCAGATCAAGATAGTATCGATATCTAGAATTAGCAATCTTCTTCGTCGCTAATCTTTATTTGATCTGCTTTATTTAAAGCAGCTTGTCCAAGTTTTTGAAGCTGCTCTGATGTAAGGTAGTTTAAAGCTTTCATTAAACCATCAAGTCCGATACCGGCGGTTTTTGCTGCTACTCCAGTTGCTGCTAATCCAACTTTACCAATCGTTTTACCAGCCATTTTAGCACCGCTTTTAGCAACGTCGCCGAAACCTTCTTGCACTTGTGTGTAGGCTTCTTCTATTAGTTGAGTGTCCTTATTTTTCATAAAATTAACCTTTAATTGGTATATACTGCGAAGTATAACTTTCATTAACTGCGGGTGATTTAGTCGCTGGGGATGAAGGAATCTTAGTATTTTGACGTGCGTTGGAGAGGTTTGTCTTTTTAAGGCTATCCCCTTGTTGTGTCATTGTTTGTTGTTGCTCTTCATTCTCTTCTGCTTCTTTTGGATCAATTTGTACCTTGTTGTCGTATACTGTATCAGGGTCAACTGGCGTTCTATTGATATCGGCATCAATAGGTTCAAGCATATCACTCGTGACCGTAACTTGACCTTGCTGATCTGTTAAACCATTAGCTAATTCCTTTGCAACAGTAATATAGAAAAAATTCCCCCTATTATCACTGTTACCTGGTGCCGATGAAGGGTATTCAGTAGATATATTTTTTACTTTATAATTACCATTTGAATTAAAATAATCAGCAATATATTTTTGCTGTTCTTTATTTTGATTCTTATAACCCTCTTTAGATTTATAATCACTAGCTAATTTAACTAAACCACCGGTAGTGAAGCCGCTATTCATCTGTTTTTGAATATTTTCTATTAAATTTAAGAATTTCTTTGCCATAATATATTTATATTTATGTTAACTAATAGTTTTTTCTATAGATTTCAGTGCTGATTATAAATATTATAAATGGCTAACGAAATTAATATATTTGCAAATTTTGATACAACTGCAGTAATTGACCCAGAAAGAGAATATTATAATTTACCTCGAAATAATTTACCTGTATTAAATCAAATTACAGCCGCGGCTAGACTTACGATTCGAAATAATGCCCCTCTTACTCCCCTTAGTGGTATGGGTCAATTGAAATTTTCTACCACAGGTATCGATGGGTATGGTTACGATGATCAAACATTCAATTTTGATAAAAATTATTTTTCAAATCAAATTATATATTTTACTGTCAGGGTTAAAACTTTAACTGATTACCCAGCTAAATACGTTAATATTTTAAATTTAGGAGATGGTATTTTTGAAGACAATACTATAAAAGTAGATTTAGTTGATAGTTTCAATAATACGTTAGCAGCTACAATTTCTAGTGATTTTGGATTACTTTCTTCTTCATCGGGTGGGTTTTTTAAAGGAGCTTTCAGTTATAATGGTATTGGTAATAATCTTAAAGTTATTGCAAAAGCAAATTCAGATGCACGTCCTCTCTCCGGTGAAAGTACTACATTTAATATAGTTTCTAGTGGAAATACTAAAGAGTTTCGTAAAATAAATGAAGATAATAATCAAAAACAAAACTTTTTAGATTACCTTTATCAACCAAATTTAAAAAATAACCCTAAATTCTTTATTGATATAATAGGTCAGATTGTAGGGGATGAAAAGAACCCTAATACTTTAGGTGTTAAAGTTTACGAAAAAATATCTAATTACCTTTTAAATTCAGGTGATATAGATTATGCTAATGTAGATAATTTAATTAGTAATTTAAAATTGATTGATAGTAATGTAAATAAATTTTCAAACGCATACCCAGCAAGTTTAAAGCGAATTGTTGACTTTTTTAGTGTTAATCGTTCTAAACTAATACCTATAAAAAATAATTTTAATCAAGATTTTGACAATGAAAATAGACCTAATACCGGTAGGGGTAAAAATCTTGGAACTGAAGTAAAACTTTCCGATACTCTTTCTGGTGGAGATAATTTTAAACCAATAGTTGCTTATGAAAAATTTAGTAAAAGGTATATAATGCTTAATACTGATCCAACAAGTTCATTTGGTTTTAGATATTTAGGACCTAATAAAACTTTTCAAATATCATCATATAATAAAAATTGGGGTTGGGGATTAGTATTACCTAAAGAAATTGCTAATTTTACATACATGTTAGATATTACAGGTAATAATTTAGTACTACAAGATGGTTTCAGAATTTTAAATGAAGTTGATGGTATATCGACCGATGAAATATTAAAATATTATACATTTTATAGTTATATTTCAACTACTAACGATAGTAATTTATTTGCATTTTATGATGATTCTAATATAAACTCTACTAGTGATATAACATCATTAAGTGCAATTAACAATAGTATTGATGAAATATTGCTTAAAGATATATATTCTGGAACTAAATTAATTTAATTGAATTATTGTACTTATGTTTTAAATACATGTATATGGAAATTGATATATAATTTTCATTATAAATATTAATAAATGTCTTTATCAGCTACATATCACGATTTAAGTGCTTTTACACCTATCTATTTTAAAGATGAGGATAATAAGATAGAATTTATTAATCAAGATAAATTCACCTTACAAGGCCTTAACCTATTAACTTATAATATTAATAAAAGTGCTAATGATAGTTTTGTAAAAAATTATACAGTCAATAATTTAATAACAAATAAAAATTCTAATGATATATTTACATTATCAAATAAAATAGATACACAAGACTTAAACACAAGGTTAGTTTTTAAAAGTACACAAAATTCAGTAAGTGCTGGCTTTTTTACACAAGTTATAACTACAAGAGATGATAAAGATTCAATAATAATTTTTGATATAGATTTATCCTCTATTAAGCTTGCACGGACTTTTAGTGATAAATTTTTAGTAGATTTCATAGATAATAATTTTTGTACAGTTTCATTATTCGATGGTAAAGTGCCTAAATTTATGTTTGCTGGTGGTGCTGAGAATTTAATATTTAAATTTTTAAACCCGACCCAGATCCCATTAACTGCTAATTACTATTTTAATTATTTTTACGACGCAAATAGTAATGCATTAAGACTTTATAAAGATAATAATATTGTAACAACAATTACAACAATTCTTACTACTAATGTAAGGGCGATTTCAACAAACGCGACTGATGGAAATGTATTTATAACCAAAACCCTTTCAACAATTATACCTACTTTAGGATTAAGCGGTCTTAATCCTAATACTATACGTAATGGTACGATAAGAGTAGATAATGAACTTAATTTATTAAACACTAATAATATAGACCAGTTTGTATATTACGATTACAATGAAGGTAATAAACTTTCTGAGGACACACTTAGTGGTATTAATTATGATTTCTTAACTTATTATACCTATTCAAATATTATTAGTGCAGATAAAACTTTTGCTAATTTAAATTTCTTTAATTTAAAAAATCATATTTCTGACAATAATGTTACATATGGGGGACCATTAGAAAATAGAGACGATAATTTAGAATATAGAGGCAGAGAGTATCAAAATTTTACAAATCAAACCAGTAAAGAAAAAGATTATGATAATATATCTTTAAACTATACATTTTTCGATAAAGAATATAAAATTGGTTCTAAAGGTTATACACAATTTACTTTACCAGATAATTTATTCCCCTTTAGAAAAATTAATATTAATGATACAGGTCTAGCTTTAAATGGTTCTTTTGCAGCATCAAACCCTTATTTTAGTGATAAAGTCTTTAAACTTACTGATAAAAATAAAAATAATTTACAAAGTAGCTTTATTGAAGATGAAGAGTTTTTAGTATTGGAAAACGATGTAAGTTTATTTGTATTACAAAGCGGTGATTTATTTGGTTTTGAGACTATAAACAGTATAGAAGATAATGATATATTTGGAGATTATTTATGTACTTGGTTAAAAGGTGATGGTATTCAAAAAGGTGTGTGGTTTGATAGATATTATTTACCAAAAGAAAATTCGTATACTTTACCATTTTCTGGTGAATTAAATCAATTTAATAATTCGACTCAAGCTGCTAAACATTTTGAAGATAATCAAACAGATTCAATTTACTTTGATTTAAAAAGTAATCTGACTTTTGAACCAAGTGCTTCTTACGGTTATCAACGTATCAATAAAAAGCAAATTGACACTTTTATTGATTCACAAAGTGATAAATTATTGGTAGATTCCTTTACAATCCAAACATCATCAGTACAATTACAGAATATAAATCAAGTTGATCTTAATACAATTAAAGGTTTTGATAATATAGACATAGAAGCCATACCAAATAGGGATTTTAATATTGGGTTTGAGTTAGAATTAGATACATTATCGTCTCTTAATTCATTTCAACTTTTTGGTAACCTGTATGAGGATGGGTTTACATTTAGAAATAACCACTATTTTACACCATTTATTTTTATCCCGCAGGGTAATGAGCTGCATATTTATGATAATAATTTAAAATTATTGAGAACAAACAAATATGATAGTACAGACAATATTATTGATGTTTTATATTTAGAACAAAATAATAATATAGTTTTAGTTTGTGATAATAAAATAATTAAAACTAATTTCTTTGGTGAAACATTAAATGAAAGAACTCCAGTTGTTGATGGTTTTACTAGTGATATAATATTAGAAATTATAAAGGGTTATAAGAGTAGAACCTATCACGGTTATAATAATATATTCATAATAACAAATCAGTATCTTACAGAAAATTTTATTGTAGATTTAGATTTAAATAATCTTGTACCAACTGAAAATTTATCTTTACAGGGTCAGTATAAAAGTAATCCGCTATCTGCATCGCTTCATAGTATTATACCTGGACTAACCGGTAGTTATAGATATCTAATAGGTACAGAACCGAAAAAACTAAATGAAAATGTTGCATGCTCATTAGACACTAATGATAGATTTATAGCCAGACAGAATATACCAGGAGAAGCTTTTTTAAATAGTCCTTCTTTATCAGCTGAATTAACCGGAGTTGTCTTTCCGCTATCGGCATCCGCACAGTCAGCTGGTATTATAAAAGGTCAATCTTTTGATGCAGGTTATATGTCACTTATTAGATCAGCTACTGGGGACAGTGGCTTTAATGGTTCCTTTTTGCAATTTTTCGACTTTATACAAGACGGTAAAGCTAGGATTATTTTCGATAATTTAGCCTTATCTGATAAAGAAGATCCAATTTTAGATAGTATTAATAGTAGAATTTATGATATTAATTCAGTTGGCGATAGATTATTTGTCCAGTATGTGAATGTATCCGCAGGACAAGGCTTTTTGCAAGAATTTACACCGGAACGATTTAAATTATCAGCTTTTCAACTTAGTGAAACAGTACATACAGGTTATAAGATTGACTTTTTAGAAGAAAATAAAGAATTAAAAATAATGTCATTTGCAAGAGATTTATCTTCTAATATCGTAATAGATAAGATAAACGCTAATACCGGTACTATTGAAACGACTAACACCTTAATATTAACAGGTGTCAATACTACTAAGCGTACAGTATATGTAGCTAACGAAGCTATTCCGGTCACACAATTAGTCACTGCAACCAAATCACTAACTAGTCAGTACCCTAAAGGTATATACAAATACAGAAGAGTTGAAATTGATGAGTTTAATTCTATTATTGATTTCAATAGTAGTTTTACTACTAAATTTGAACTGTTAAGTAATAATACGCCTCTCTTTAATCCTATAAATTACTATGCAGTGGATCAAAAATATAGCAGTTATAGAGATCAGCTAATATTTAAGTTTAATCTTAATTCATTACTTGATATTAAAACTTTAACAGAACGTTGGGATCGAGCTGGTCCTCCTCTATCTGCTACTGGGTATGCTTCCTTTACTTGGAGCCACCCCGGTGCACCGTTGAGTGGTTGGGATGGTGAACTTGTACCAATAATAACTGAAGATGTTACCAACGTTGAGATAATATTTAGGGTACCTAATGTTTCAATAAAAAATTACTTTAATCTTGATTTAGATTTAAATGCAGGTAAAATTCAACTTTATAATAATGGTATAATAATTGGGAGTATAAGTTTTAATCCGAATTTAATACCTATAGAAAGAATAATATACCCTGAGTTATTTATTAATAGTCAAAATATACGAAATACACCAATAGATAATATAATAAAAGATACTTCTTATAATAGTTCAGGTGGTACTTTGAAAAATTTAAAAGTACATAATACATCGTTTAACCTGAGTTTAATAAATTATTTAGAACTGCAAACTAAATCGATCGACCCGCTATATTTTAGAGTGCCAAGCGGTACCAGAAACAGTAATGAAGAAATTGATACTTTATTTACCTATAATATCCCAGGTAATACCAGTAATCATATTAAGGTTAACATTAAAGATATTGATATAAATAATGATATTAAAAAACAATTAGTAGAGTACTTGCAAAGTTCAGTAGAAATTTCTACCCCTTCACAACAAAAATTAATTTATAACGTGGATTAAAAATATGGCAGTTAATGATATAGCAACAAAATTTTATATAGGTCAAGATTTAAACAATACATCTAGCGATGAGTATAAATCTATTACTACATCAAAAAAAATAGGATATACTAATGGAAATGATTTTACATTTTTAGGTTCCAAATATATCGGTTATTATAATTACGATGGAGAAAGTTTTTACAAGACAAAAAATCTTCAAAAAGATAAATTAACTGTCGTCGAGGGGGTATATACCGATATTGTTGGTTCGACAAAGTTTTTCGATAGAACGATTTTTACAGAATTAGATACATCATATACATTGGATGATGTATTATTCAAACCAAATGAGTTAATTAATAAAAATTCAATCAATTTTAAATTAAATTTAATGTATGAAAATTTTATCGACTTATTTAGATTTAGTAACATTAATGACCCGCTGATACCAACTGAGTTTAAATCTTATGCAGTTTTATCTGCCTCAGACCAAGGTACAATATGGCAGTGGGTATCTTCTGATGTTAGGTTTATTTCTGGTGGTAGCGGTGGCCGTACTAATTTTCAAAGTGATTCTGGTTTAGTCCCATTATCAGGGTATAACCATCAATTTGTTGACGTTAAAAAACTTAATACTGTAACAATAAAAAGTACTAAAGCGGTAGATGAATATACATTATTTGTCTCAACTAGTTCATTTTTATATGCTTATCAATTAGATAATAAAGATACAATGTTTGATTTTGTTTTAAGTGCAAATGGAATTGGTGTCGATAATCAAATTACCTTTAAAGATATTACATCTATAGCAGCTGATAAACAAAATAGCATTCTTTATATAAATGATAGAGGTAGAAATCAAATTTATAAAGCTGAAACCAAAACCATAACTAATAAAGATAGAACGGGAATCAGAAAATTTAAACTAATAGAAACAATTGGTGCCCAAGGTAATGATGTAACCAATTTTACAGATAATACATATATTGAATATGGTAATAAAAATATTTTTATATATGACCAAATAGAAAAAACTATTAAAAAGTTTAGTGATAAGTTCGTATATAAAATCAAATATGGTAATACTCAATTATTTGAAGAAAATGAGTTTGTAAGTATGACGTATAATAATACTTTTGATTTATTATATATACTAACTAATACATATACAGTATTAGTGTTAAACGCTAATAATTTTGTTGAAGTTGATAGGTACACTCTAACGAGCAACCCGTTCGAATTTAGTATACCTTTAATAGGATTTTTTGAACAACCCAGTAAAATAGTTTTTTCTGAAAACGATAGCAATATATACTATTTACAGACCACTAAAAACGTATATAAATATTTTGTCAATACGCAGAGTAAAAATATTGAACGATTTACAATTAATATAGAATTTGATTCGCTAGCTTTATGGAATACAATATTTAGTAGATTTTCTGCTTATGAAGAAACATGGGATAAGTTACCTGATTTTGATAAGTTTACGTTAGCTGGTAATGGTTTAAATATTATTGGGGATGATAATAATTTAACAGATAAAGTATTGTTGTGGTCTAATAAAAGAGTATTTAGTTTTAATGAAAATAATGATTATATTTCAATGTTAAATACAACAAGACCTAATTTTTACAAAAAAAGCGAAATATTTATAAAAAACGAATATTTTAATAATATAACACTAAATTCGACGATTTACAGGCATTTATTTAATTTAAATTTACTAAGTAAAAATTTAAACAAACAATTACTAGCACAGTTTGATACCGTTGAAACTGATGGTTATCTAAGGTTTAAGGAATTTTTAGAATTAAGTTTTGAAGACAAAAAAATATTAAGTTTAACTGACCAAAAGCAGTTTTTTGCTGGTATTAATGAAACTTTAAATGGTAATACTTTAAACAGAATAATAACTAATATTTTTAATTATCAAAGTAAAGTAATTGAATCTGTAAAAACAATAAGACTTGGAGAAAGAATACCTCTTTTAAAGACAGTACTATTAGATAAATAATAATATGGCAACAGAGATTACAGGTTTAGCGGGTGAAATAGTAGCATTTACTTACCCATCACTTATAAAGGTTGCGGACAACCAATTTATACCAACAGTCCAAGGAGGTAATAGAACTCTTAATGCTATTTTTAAAAATAACAATAGAGGTACTGCCTCACCTAGTGCTTTAGCTAGATTAAGTGACGGTAGTGGTAATTTAGCTTCATTAGCAATTGGTCAAAACTTAGCCGGAGCTAAGATTTTTGGTCCTACATGTATTGAAGGTGATAGAACAGGTGGAGCCGGAGTGGCTGCAAACCTTTTAGAGGTTTGCAATGGTGGTGCGTGTATTGATGATAATATTTTCGTAAAGTCTGATAGTGGTAGCGGGGTCAATAATTTATGCGGGCTTTCATGTTTAACGTCGTTGAAGGTCGATACTACTAGTACCTTAGTTGGTGCTGCATTGCTTTGTAGTACATTAGAAGTTTGTACTACTTCCACTTTACATGGATGTGCAACCTTTAACGGTGGAGCGCTAGTTGCAGGTGGCACTTTAAACGTTTGCGGTATTATAGAAGCTCAAGGTAATATTCGATCAAAAGCTGATATTATTGCATTCCATTCATCCGATAGAAACTTAAAAAATAACATCATAAAAATTACTGATTCAAATAATGTTATTAATAGTATAAATGGTTACGAATTTGATTGGAATGATAAAACAGATAGAGAAGGTCACGATTACGGTGTTATAGCTCAAGAAGTTGAAAAAGTAGCTCCTACATTAGTTAAGAAAAGAGCAGACGGGTATTTATCTGTCGACTACATAAAGCTAATACCTTTTTTAATTGAAGAGGTAAAAGGTTTAAATAATAGAATTAAAATATTGGAGGAAAAATAATGGCAACTTTACAAGGAAAAAACATCAATACAACATACCCTGGTTTATTAAAAACCTTTAATAGCAGTCCAATTGGAACCGGCACTTTAATTACCGATGGTTTTGGTTGTAGCACAGCATTAACACTAGGCTCAACTGGTAATAATTCTTCATTTGATAGTTCTTTAGTAGTAAGTTGTAATGTAACTGCTGGTGGTAACCTAACTACAAATGGTAATTTATGCGTAAAAGGTGCAGGAGCTTTTGATGGTAGTATTAGCACATGTGGAGACACCACTACTAATGGTTTAACAGCGGGTAATTATAGATTTACTGGTTGTGGTACATTTAACGGGCCTCTAAGTTTACTTAACACATTAACAGTAACAGGTACTTCAACTTTAGGTACTACTAATTTAAAAAATACTGCAATTGATGGTACTCTATCTGTTAACGGTACTGTTGGTGTCGGTGCTTTATTAACAACAACTGGTTTACAAGTTAATGGTACTATTAATAGTACCGGTGATATCATTGCGTTCAGTACATCAGATAGTAGATTAAAAAATAATTTATCACCTATAGACTCGGAAAATTTTGTAAGCAATTTAACTGGTTATGAGTTTGATTGGAATGATAGATCCAAAAAAACCGGTAAAGGTAAAGGTATTATAGCTCAAGATTTATACAAGTTAGATGACAGTTTAGTGAGAGAGAATAATGAAGGTTACCTATCTGTAGATTATATTAGTTTAATACCAATACTAATTGAAGAGGTAAAAAGGCTCGGTAAAGAAATAGAAAAACTTAAAAAAATATAATTTTTACTAAGTAACAAAAGTAGGTTCAAAATATCTAAATGACCCAAAGCCTGATGTACCAACAAGTATAGTATTACTAGCTGAAAGCGTTGATAATATCAGGTTATCAGATTCATCTAACCTACCATAAATAAAATCACTAGTAGTTTCAACATTACTAATTACTTTAAAGTTTTCATTAGGAGCAGTAAAAAAGAAACTTCTTTGTTGGTATTGAAAGTTTTCATTTTCCAAATAATCTTCTTCTTGTTGCAATTTTGAAGAATTACCATCAACACTTAATTTAATTCTATAATTGTTTGCTGATAAATCTCTTGATGTTACTATATTATTAAATCTCGTTATATAAAATTTAACAGTACTTTCACTTGCATTTTGTTGTGGGACTTTATCACCATCATTGGTTATATAAATTTTATCCGGTACTGGGTCAGTTATATTAACTATGTAACTATTATTGCTTCTGAAAAAACTACCAGCGCTATTTGTTACTACCAAAGTAATCGGATAGTTACCAGAAGTTATATAAGTATGGAAGGCTGATAAATTATTTTCAATTATAGTACCGTCTCCGAAATCAATAAAAAAGTCTGTATCAGAAATTGTCGAATCTGCAGATAAAAAATCAGGTACTGCATATACTCCACCTAATTCACCGGTATATATAGAACTTTGCGACGTCGGTATCACAGTTCCTAATACCTGGTTTTTATTACTATTATAGATATTTAAAGGTATGCTGATACCTGATAATGTACTATAATCTTTATTAAAGCTGTAAGACATTCTATGTATTCTCTATGATTATATTAGCTAGTATTGATTTATCTGATAAATATGGGTACTTGAAAAATGGTAACTTTAAATCGCTGCCAATAATTCTAATATCATTATCAGGGTAAATAGGATTATAAACAACAAGACTTATACCATCAACTTCATTTATTGTCGTGGAGTTAATAATACGTCTTGTAATTACGCTTTCAACCCCTTCAATACCGAATATTTGATTGCTTATATCTTTAAGGCTCACCAAATCATTTAAATTTAAGCTTTCGAAATAATTTATAAATATATTATTAATCCGTTCTCTTAAAGCTTCAGTACTGGTGTTACTTAAAACGTTTCTTTTTATAACTAAAAATGATTCTTCTGCTATATCTTTCGTTATAGTTTCATTAACACCTGATCTAACTCCAAGATCAAAAGCTGTGTAAACTGGGTCGACAGGTACTAGATTAATATTTGCTTGTTGCTTTTCTTTAAAAGTATTTATAATGGAAGATTTTTGAGATGTAGATAAAAAGGATAAATTATTATTTGCATCTACATTATTAAATTTTGAAACTAAAAATAAGTATATGTTATTTGCTTGATTTATAGAATTAAAATTAACTTGGTTAAAAAGTACTCTACTATCATCATTAGGTCTATTTAAACCGATATTTAAAAAATAATTTAAATATTGGTCAACATATTCGTCATTATTTGATACACTAAACGACTTAAGTATTTGAGAGAAATTAGCATCTAAAAAATCATTATAATCTTTTAAAGTTATAACCCTATTTTGTAGTTGAAAGTTTTTAGATGCATTAGCTCTTATACTATCAACATCTTCTATATCTACTGGTGTAGTCGATTGTAAAGTATTATTAAACGCTAGGTATTGTATTTCTTGTACATCAATAAAATTAAATGTAGCATTATAAATGTTACGGCTAATTAAATCAAATCGAGGTGTAATATATAAATTTAAATTATTACCATCGAGTACACCAGGTGATATAACCCCGGCATCTCCCGAAGATTTTATATAATAGATATAAACTGAATCTCCTTCATTTAATTTTTTACCAAAGACACCATTACCAAATTTAAATTCGTATAAACCATTTTCATTTAATCTTTTTTCATAGACAGTGGAATCTGAATTTTCTAAAAATAAACTAGTTGTTTCAGTAAATTCAATTATTTGCTTAGTATTACTATCTTGTACATATATATCAATCGAACCACTATCTATGTTTACTGTTACATTATCGTCATTACTTTGAAGTGCTAATGGAATGGTTTCAAAATTCTCCCCTAAAGCTATAATTTCAGGGTATTCAAAGTATTGACCTTCTCTTAATATATTTTCACTTGAAAAGTTTGCTAAAGATTGATCACCTTTAACTGTCTTGTTAAACGTGCTATCATCTACAAATGAATAATAAAGACCACCAGCTAAGAAATAGCTATATCTTTTAATAGTATATGTATCAATTGGTAATAAGCTACTTGCTTTTAAATCAAATGCAAGTAATGAAGTTTGGTAACCTCTAGGTTTGTAGTCAATTAATTTAACAATCCTATTCATATTTTCATATATGCTGGTATCGGTAAACATTGCATCTGAAGAAGTCTGATTTAAATAAAATAAAAGTAAATGGTAACTATATGCTATAACATCTACTATAGACGACATATTACTACCTTCAAACGACTGATCGGTATAAATACCCCCGTCATTTAATCTCGTTTGAATTAATTCTTTTAGCGATTTCGCATCAAAAGCAGCATAACTATCTCTCGATAAACTAAAATCAGTTAAATTTTTCTCTGCCATAAATATATTTAATTAGTAACTATAAAAACCAGATTTGTTTAGTCTACCTTTTATATTTAGAGGATTATTATTAAACTCAGGTATATTTAACGTAATGTTTAATTCATACTCTTGTGCTTCAACATCCGATACTACCTCAATTTCTGTTATTTCAATCCTTGGCTCAAAACCAACAAAAGTATTACTAATAGTCTCCCCTATCACTCTAGCTCTTGCTTTAGATACCGGTAAAAATAGTAAGTCTCCAAAGTTCATACCAAATTCTGGATTTAAAATTTTTTGACCAGGAAAGGTGGTAATTAAATTTATTAAAGAATTTTTAATAGCTTCAAAATTTACTGACGTATTTAAATCTTTTAGATTTGCTGGGCTATTAGCGTCATCCCCTCTAACGATACCAGTTTTAACATCAAGATTTATATCCCTGTATATAATACCTTCTTGGGTTATATCTTTTTTCGTTTCTATTATATTTAATTTTATAGCCATGATAATATTTATTTTAGGATGAACGCGACCTAATAAAGTTGTATAAGGTATTAGTATTATCAACTAAATTTAAAACAAATTTACCATTATTTGTCTTTTGACCGTTAATAGCTTTTATTTCGAGAGGTGCTAGATCAGAAATTAATTTTATAACTTCTAAATTTAAAGTAGTAATGCCTCCGTTTTCATAATATAATTTTATTGAACCGGTGGATGATACTGTATTATTAAATGAAGAATAATTATGATTAAAATTAGTTAAATTTAAAGTGTCAGTAGAGGTTTGAAATTTCGAATACACTGTTTCAGTAGCATTATCTCCATAATCTATTTCTGCTTTATATAAACTCATACCGTCTAATGTTTGAACAACATTTCGGGTATCAAAGTTTACAAAAACTGAACCTGAATAAGCTAACGTAACTGTCCTAGAAAAATTCTCTATTGGAAATGAAAGGGATGGTAAAATTAAGTCACCTGAACCGCTTAAAAAGCTATAAACATTCGATCGTAAAGACTGATTAGTAACATAATTTCTTGTTGTAGTTATTGCAGTATTATTAAAATTCGTAAATATATCATTAGTAATAATAGAAATTTTATTGTTAATAATTTTATAATTTAAATGGTGTAAAACTAATGATTTAAATTCATCTTCAAATGTAGTGGTTAAAATAAATGAGTCATCATAGCTATTATAATTTAAATCACTATAAACTAATTTTGTTATTGTTTTATTATTAGTACTTGAATTAAAATTAAAATTATCTATAAAAAATGTTGACGTTTCAGTATTTAGTGTGCAAATTTCCTCTAGTATTTTCTTATTTGTATCAAATTTATATAATTGATAAGTAAAAATATTTGATGTACTAACCCCAGATAAGCTGATATTAAATTTATATACTGAACCATTATTAAAGCAGTCTTTGGTAATATAAGATAAATTAGGATGAGAATTATCTTTTTCAATTATTAATGGTGAACTTACCTGTTCTATATAATTACCGTCATATTTAAATGAATCTATAATTGAAAAAGAACTTAGATCTATACTATATGTATCTTCATACACATTAATATCTAATATACTGTTACCTGTTATTTCACTATATAAAGTATTATTAAAAGCAAACTTATTATAAATCTGATTAAAATTTGAATTAGCCAACGGTACTAATGATTTTGTAACAGCATCTTTAATATAAACTTGCTTAGTACAATTAAGTTTATTATAAAACCCTTTTAAAGGTTCAACGACCCCGTATCGATTTTCAGTTATATCAATTGTATTGCCTGAATCAAAAACTGAATCTTGTACGATATCAATATCGGATGTATTTCTTATTACACCTTTATCTGGTATTAGTTGAAAATATTCATTACCATATATGTCGGTTTCAATTTTATTAACTGAACCATAATTCATTAAATCAGTTATTGAATCTGAAAATACACCTTTATTGGTAATATTGATTCTTCTATTTTCGACCGATTGGTATGAATGGAAATAATGACTTCTTTCATCTGATTTTACTGTATTTCTTGATGAAGATGATGAAATATTTTTATAACTATTTTGATCAAAGTAAAAATTATAAGGATTTTTTCTCTTTGTATTACTTAAATTAACCACGTCACCGTATACACTTGGGTCAGGAAATATGTAAACATAATTTTCAATCAATTGAGGTTTAATTTTCTTTATAAATTCCCCATCAACTTTTAAAATTGAAAATTTAGTTGGATTAAAAAATAAACCTACGCTTCTTTCAAATTCTAAAGGAACCTTTTCTTTGGCTAAAACAGATGGAAAATTGATATTAAATAAATTTTTTGCTTTATTTTTGGCTTCAAATAATTTACCCGATACAAAACCTGTATTTGTAGTGCTCAAATAATAATAATCTGTACCTACTAAATGCTCTGATAATTCAGCTTCAAATAGAACTCTATATGTATCAGTATTATTTGTAATTTTATAATCGATAAAATCATCACTACGTAATAGACTTGTATTAACTTCATTGAACTCGACAACTAATTTATAAGGGTTTAATTCAGAAAGAGAAATTTTATTATTATTTAAAACTTGTACTAAAGCCCTATCTAAATCTAAGAAAGCATTTACATTTATATCATTGGTAATATAAGTTTCATTTGAGTCTACAGTTTCAGGATTTATATCAAAATAATCATTAAAGGTATCATAACCTAATTCGACATCTATCCTTAAAGAAGACAAAGAAACTATATTACCAGTATAATCAGGACTAATAAAAAAATTAGCAATATTATTTTTTATTTGATCTTTAACACTAAAATTACTTCCTTTACCTTGTTTTTCTCTTAATTCTCTTTGAAATGTATTTCTTTTTTCTCTATAGTAATTTAAAATTTCAACTATTTTAGACCTGTAGAAAGGAATAATTTTTGATAATGAACCGTCATCATAAAAATCTACAGTATTAAAAAATCTTCTTTGTTCTTCAGTTGAATATTTTAAAGTTAAATCATTGAAAAAATTTAAATAAATTGTTTTTATATTAATAGAATTATCTTTATTGTTTTCAAAATTAGTTTCTTGCCACTTATTTAAATATTTTTTATACAGTTTAAAATTTTCAAAATCATTTGTATCAATAAGTTTAATATAATTTAAATATTCGATAAAATTGAAGGGGCTACCAACATCATATTTATCATCAGATAAATTATTGGTGATACTATTGCTAACTACATAATCTGTAAATCTCATCATCTTCTATAATATTTAATATGGGTTATAACTATTGTTATTCTTCTTCTAAAGTACCAGCCTGTCTATGGGCTAGCCTAGCCCTTTTGCTTCGGATGTATATGACTCAACTTGAATACCATCTTTTTGTGTATTAAATTGAGGAGTTGCAATTACTCTATTTGTACTATTAATACCTTGATTTTTTGCTGATATACGAGTACTTTCATTTGAATCAGTCAATGTTAATGGTAAATTTTGAAACGTATGTGTATGTGGGTATGTTGCAATTGTATCCGCCAAGCCGTTGCCTAAGACATTATAAGGTACACCAGATATCGTTACGATTCCAATGACCGCCGCCGCCACTGTTTGTCCTAAAGTTTGCGTAGTATTTGTTATTTGTGTTTCTGCCGGTGCAGTAACATGTTGTAAGTATGTTTCACCCTCTACCGACAAACCACCACCGATGACAACATTTTTACTTACCCCTAAACCACTATCAACTAAAACTTGTCTTTGATTTTTATTGCGTAATTTTAAAATTTCTGCACTTATATTAATTACTTTGGCATCTATATTAACTTCATTTTCAGAACCAATGTTAACTTGTTGACCTGCAATATTTGTGATACTGCCTGATATATTAGTTGGTCCATATGACTTTAAATTTATACCACCAGCCCCTACCATAACATTATATCTATTATTAACATTTAAATTGTATGTACCACCAGGTAAATCTTGAACATCGACATACTCGAGTAGCGGCCCTGAATCACTATTCGTATAAGTGGCTTGATTACCTACAAGTACTTCGTTATTAATTAATTTACCAATTGGGTCTAATCTTATACTGCCGTAATCATTCATTACGGTTCCAATATTTTCTAATTTATTTTTACTTATTTCTATTATTTCACTACCACCGAGACCAAAATCCTTTTCTTTGAACATTAAATCAGCTTGTATAGCTAAAATCTCATCACCTAAATTTTTATTTTCTGGTGACCAATCCCCGTCTTGAGTCGATGGACTCTTACCATCTCCATTAACAAATGATTTACCAGATTCACTAGGCCAATCTTCGGGTGTAGTACCGATAATAAAGTTTGCAGCTTCTTTAGGTTCAATTGCAAGTGGTGGAGCGAGTGACAGTATACCGAGGTTTTTATCAAATAGAGGTGTACCTGCCCCTCCGTTCGTCGCGACTGATGATGAAATATTTAAATTAGGGTAACCACTCCCGGCAAATGTATTTATATTATTTACAGCAGGGTATTCATTTGTTTTCGTTACAGGAAAATCAGCAAAGCCACCGGATCGGGTTTGATCGATACTATTAACTTTTAAAATTATATCACCATTAGATTTGATATTATTATTTTCAGCTCTCTTTATATCAAATAATTGTTTTTTATCTTGTATAACTGAAAAAGCTTGCTTCCAATCATCGAAAAAAGGTTCATTTAAGTTACCAATTTTTTTGTATTTATCTCTTAAGATTACCTCGTCATAATTTTTACCCGTAAATTCGTTTTTAAAACCTTTCACGGTACTAAATTCATCATTAATTACAAGCTTTTGATTATTTTTAGTAGCTAGTTCCGAATTAGTATTGTTATTAAACTCTTTAAAGGAACCAGAATAATGGGTTAATTTTATTTTTTCATTATGGTCAGTATTGTTTATTTCAAAAGTACCACCTTTTTGATTTAAAACATATTTGTTCCTATAGGTTTGTACGTTATAATCTTCTTCAGTAGAGCTACTATCATAATTTTCATATTTACCTGGGTAATCAACTTCATTATCGTATATACCTTGCCAATCGTCTTTACCAAATGATGTACCTATTAGTACTGGGAATTGGGTATTACCATCTCTAAAAAATACATATACATGTGAACCTACGCTTGGGATACCAAACGAGCCTTTTGCTTTATTAGAGTAAGTATTTGGTTTATAATTAAAAGAATATGGATTTATATTATTAACATTATTACTATTATCACTAAAAGCATCACTTAATCTAAACATACTTTGATCATATATTTCTCCAGAAGAAGCTGAACTATCATTACTCAAATTATTAAAAGAATTTGTATCAGATACAGTGGCTTTATTGGTATAATTATTATAACGTTTGGACGTATTTTCACTTGTTAATGGACAGCTAACTTCAGCCCATGGTAGTATAGTTTTTAATTTAGCCATTATAGGCTCTAAATTACCGTCAATAGATTTAAAAAATTTATCTTTATTATCACCTACCCAATTTTCATATACAGTTGGTGATAAATGAGGTACAAATACTTTAACCCTACCTCTTTTTTGAGGGTCATTATTTTGAACTACTATACCCAAATATATACTATTAAATTCTTTTTCCATATTATATTTATATTTAAATTAAATACCGCTTATTACAATGTTAAATTTAATCATATTGGTCGTATTACCCCTTGTACCCGATCTTCAATACCAATTACTTCCCCGGTACCTGGATCTCGAACAGATACATACCTTTGTGTTGGTGCTGCTGATACAGGGTCGGTATTATCAGCAACTTTAAATTCATCATTAAATGTTTCTAAATACTCTAACATTTCCTCTTCTTTATTATATCTATTTTCTATGTCAAGATTTCTTGCTACAGGTGGTATCACTTCAGTTATATTTGTAATTTGAAGCTGTTGATCAGCTACTGCATCTTTTGAAATAGAAGCTTCATCTATAATATTTTTATCAAAAAACGAAAAATCTGCATTAGGGGTACTTATAAAACTTTCTAAACTATCTTCTTTTAAACTATTAATCTCATTATCGAAAATAGATGATTCTGGAATGCTATTAAAGGATAAATCAAATATTTTATTTTTTTGTTGCTCAACTAAATCATTGACAAATGCTAACTGTTTACTGGGATCAATAGTAAAATCTCTTATTTTAGTATTTGAAAGTTTAGTTAGACTACCTAATGCGTCAATTGAACTTTTACCAGTAATAATACCTGCTTCTATTTCACTACCTATACTATCTAATTGGGTATCCAATACAGAGGTTAATTTGGTATTTAAAGAAAGTTCATCTAAGCTAATATTTTCAAATTTTGCAGCTATACTGCTAGTAAAAGCATTTAAATTTACACCAATATTTTCATCTATTATACCATATAAAGCATTTAAATTTAAACTACCTAAATTAGGAAATGGTAAACCTTTTAAAGCATTTGCAAAATCAATACCACCAGTTAATTTAGATAAATTTAAATTTAAACTAGTACCGATCATACCAGTTAAATTAAAACCTGCTGCCTCATTAACTTTATTAATTAAAGTGGTCTTCACCTTATTAGATAATTCCTTTATTTTAGAAGCAACTATACCTCTAATCTTCCCGGTAAGGCTACCAATAATTCCACTAAAATCTATATTAAGTCCAAATGCCATATATATATTTACTTGATATATCAATTTCTGTCTATATAATTATAATATGTTAGTATCACATGAAAGTCCAATTAGTATATTAGATAAATCAAAAGAGTATAATGATTATGATTATGCTTTAGTTCATCTATTTGAAACTCACCCTCAATATTATGACTATTTTAAAAATAGTGTTAAACTAGGTAGAGAAGTTCTCTTAGATAATAGTATTTTTGAACTTGGTGAATCATTTGAACCGGGTAAGTTTGCAAAGTATGTTAAAGAATTAAAACCTTCTTATTATATTGTACCAGATGTATTGGAAGACGGTTATGCGACTATTAAGAGTTTTCATGAGTTTACCAATAAGTATACAAAGCTACCTGGATTAAAGATAGGTGCAATCCAAGGTAAGACATATGATGAAATAGTAGATTGTTATAACTATATGTCTGAAAATGCTGATTATATAGCAATTAGTTTCGACTTTAGCTATTATATTGTAACCGGTAAAGGTAAATCTAAACTAGAAAGATGGTGTGATGGTCGCCGTAGATTGATAGAACAGTTAAAGAAAGATGGTATTTGGAATAATCAAAAACCTCACCATCTATTAGGTTGTTCATTTGCTAAAGAGTTTAAAAACTACGTAGGGGATAAAACCATTAGGTCAGTAGATACCTCTAACCCGGTGGTGGCTGGTATTAAGGAACTTAGATATACTGGTAATCTAGGATTAAATGAAAAGCCTTCAATTATGTTAGCTGATTTAATTGATCATGAGGTTACAGATACACAAATGGAAGATATAGAATATAACGTTAATTGTTTTAAAGATATTATTGGTCATGGTAATTAGTTTTACAGGAGCTCAAAGTACAGGTAAATCTACTTTACTCGCAAAACTGCAAACTGAAGAAAGATTTCGTAAGTTTAATTTTGTCCCGGAAATAACTAGAGGGTTAAAAAAGAAATATAACTTGGATATTAATCAAGATGGTGATGAATTTACCCAATTACTAACTATTAATAGTCATTTGTATAATTATTTCGATTTTAAAGGTAAAGATGTAGTATTAGATAGGTGTATTTTAGATGGATTTATTTATACTACATACCAATATCATATGAAGAAAGTATCTAAAGAGGTGTATAATTATAGTGAGTATCTCTTTAAGAAATTGATTGGTGAATTAGATGTTATACTATATACAGAACCTGACATCCCCTTAGTAGATGACGGTGTGCGTAGCGTAGATAAAGAGTTCCGTGATATAGTAGTTAACTTATTTGAAGAAGCAATTGATCATTATAAAATAAACGTAATTAGGTTGAATGGATCAGTTGATAATCGTATGAAAACAATTTATAATATAGTAGATAATTATGGCAAATAAAGAATTAGATAATAGTAGAATTAGTAAGCATTTAGGTCAAACGTCTCAATATAAGAGTGCGTATGATTCTGGATTGCTTGTAAGAGAACCTCGGAGTAATAATCGAGTATATTTAAATATATTCGATGATGATTTACCTTTCGTGGGATCTGATACATGGAATGCATATGAGTGTTCATTCCTTCTTGATAATGGGCGACCTGTAACTGGTGTTGTAAAGTGTATTTACTCTTGTAGTAGTAAGTATATTGTTGAAAGTAAAAGTATTAAGTTATACTTCAACTCCTTTAATATGACTAAAATGGCTGCTGATAAAGATAAAGCTGTTCTTGCATTTGAAAATACTGCAAGTAAAGATCTAAGTAGAATATTACAGACCGATGTACAAGTTAAATTCCAGGACGGTGATATGGTAAATAATAAAGTTGATAGTCCTAATAATGCGTGGGATATTGAAGATTATCAAAATGTAGATCTACTTGAAGATCATAAGGATTTTATATATACACAATATACAGAAGATCCTAGTTTGTTAGAAGGTATTAATCGCGATAGAGAATTAGAACAAAGGTTCTATTCAGGTCTACTAAAGAGTAATTGCCGTGTTACTTCTCAGCCTGACTGGGGAGATGTATTTATATATATTAAATCAAAGACTGCTATTGATGCTCATAGTATTAAGAACTATGTTGTATCGTATAGAGATGAGTGCCATTTTCATGAAGAGATATGTGAATGCTTCTATAAGAGATTGAAAGATGCTTTTGATCCATCTGAGCTATTAGTAATGTGTTTATATGCTCGTAGAGGTGGTATCGATATTAACCCTGTAAGAGCTTCAAGTCAAGATCTAATTGAGAAGTATGCTGCTAATCTAATTGATCCTGAAGCTGTACATATTAAGACTTCTAAGCAATAATGGATACATTTATAACATGGGGTGTGGTTATGTGTATAGTATGTTATACATACTATGTAGCATTTTATAATTAAACAAAATGAGACCTGGCTCGTAATGAACCAGGTCTCAAGCTGTTTGTAGATCTTATATCAAGATTAGCCGAAGTACACCGAGTTAGTACCTGGTGTAAACGCTTCGCCGAGTCCTGTTACAATGATAACGTGATAGTAGAGATTTGCTCCGAAGATATTGTCTACGACACCATAACGTGTAAGCAAGCCTACACGTGGCGCGAAGTCATTCGGTCCAATTGTTCTCTGTACCATTACTGGAATGTAAGGGCAGTAGATGATACCAGTGTCGTAAAACTCTGGACCTTTATAACCTAACAACGCGTATTCTGGGGCATTATTTGCAGAGGTATTAAGACTGTTACCAATCGTTTGACCTTCTGTGCGTGTGTCCCTATATACGTTGAAACGACCACCAAGATTACCGATCTTTCCAACACCTACAGGTTGTGTATTAACATTACCTTGGACTGGTACCCACTGGAATTCAGGGAGCATTTCCAAGATAGCGCAAACACGAGGTGTTGCAACGATGAAGTTAGCTGCACCGCGGCGATTTCTCACTGCGATACGATTAGCTTCTACGATTAATCTTTGATAGAAGTCGCGGTTACGTTCTACTAACCAACGGCCATCAGCAGAAGCAGGGCTCCATGTGGAGAATCCTGTTCCTCTGCCAGCGTTAAGAGAAACTTGAATCATTCTCATAAGCATTTCACGGTCGATTTCAGCCTGAATTTCATACGACATTGCGTTTGTCAATTCAGTATCGATATCGATACCATTCATGTTTTTGAGATCTTGTTCAAGTTCAACCGACCAACGTGCGCCTAAGCGACGTGTGCCTGCTTCAACTGCTGTCTTCTCGAAAGAAACTTCCATAGTAGGGATATTACCCGTTACTTCGAAGTTTCTAAGAAGAGCTGCTACACCATCATCCGCTTCGTTAAAAGCGAATTCACCGTTACCGGATAAGAATCCAGCAGATGTACCTGTGTAAGCTGTCTTAAGCTCTTGGTAACCAGCTTCAGTATTCTTGGCATTCTCTAGAATACCTGATTGACCTGCAGGTGTATTACCTGCAGCTGACTTACCATCGATACCATCACCAAGTGTTTCACCACTGTAACGATAACGAAGAGCAAATGCAAGGCCAACTGGACCAGCCATTGGTTGAACACCAACGATTTCATTTGTAATTAACTCGGGAAAAGTACGTCTAATCATTGGAATCAAGATCTTTGGTAGACGATAGTCACCACTTGCATAGCTGTCAGTACCAGGGGTACCGCCAACATTACCAGCAGCACCGATTGAAGTAGCATTACCGAGTGAACCATCACGACCAGCAACGTTACCATTGGTACCGCCACTGCCGTAGTTAGGTCCAGCTTCTTTCAAACACCATGCTTCTTGGTTTTCAAGTAACATAGCTGTGTTCAAACGAGTATGGCTATCTTCAATTGGAGCAACACTCTTAGATGTGTAGTCCAGAACTGGAGCCCACTTTTCTAAAAGAGCAGAAGCTCTTGATTCATCAATATAAGCCTGTGAAGGTCTAATTGTATTCATAATTTGTATTTTTCCTTTATATACGACCCCAAGGTTTTAAAAAACCAGGAAACTCAGGAATTCCTAAACAATATAGAAAATTC